AAGTATGGTTATAAGTTTCTTCCGCAGTGGATGAAGGAACGAGGACCCAAGCAGGTTACGGACCATCAGCAGAAAATGATGTTTGACAACGAGTCGGGTTTGGAGTCGCTGCCCAGCGGCTCCGACCCCGCTCGTGGTGAGTCTGTGTATTTGGTTATTGTGGACGAATGGGCGTTCTTGCCAAACCCCGAGGAAGCGTGGGCTTCTATTGAACCTATTGCGGATGTCGGCGGACGAGTGATTGGTTTGTCCACCGCCAATGGTTCAGGAAACTTTTTTCACCAGTTGTGGGTTGGTTCACAAACTGGTTCCAACCAGTTTGTGGGTATTTTCTTTCCGTGGTCTGCAGGTGACCGTGACGATGACTGGTACACCGCAAAGTCCCGCAATATGCAGTCATGGCAGTTGCATCAGGAATATCCTCGCTTCCCCGAGGAAGCGTTTGTGAAGTCAGGTAACCCTGTTTTCAATATTGACCTGTTGGATGCTATGCCCACAGCAGAACCTGATATCGGGTATCTTCATGTGTATTCTGACCGCAACTACGAGTTTCGCCATTCGGAAGAGGGTGAGTTGCGAGTGTGGGATTATCCGCGCCCTGATGGTGTGTATGTGATTGGGGCGGATGTGGCGGAAGGATTGTCGTATGGCGACTATTCTTCCGCCCATATTATCAACGCAGCCACAGGTGAGGTGGTTGCTCATTGGCATGGACATATTGAGCCAGACATATTTGGTGAGTTGATGGCTGATTTGGGGTGGTGGTATAATCAGGCGTTGGTCGGCATTGAGTCCAACAACCACGGTTTGACTTCCCTCAAGGCTGCCCAGCGTGTGGGTTACAAGAACCTTTATAGGCAGCGGCGGCTTAATCAGCGTGTGGCTCAGGCTACGGAAACGATGGGTTGGCGAACCACGGTAACCTCCAAGCCGTTGGCTATTGACGAACTTGTCGCCGCCCTCAGGGATGAGGGGGTTGTTTTGTATTGTGACAGGACGATTGCGGAGTTGCGAACCTTTGTTCGCAAGTCCAACGGCAAGATGGGGGGTTCCCCGCATGACGACAGGACTATTTCTTTGGCTATTGCTACGCAAATGTTGAAGTATGTGTGGCTTCCCGAGTATCGGGGGGATGTTTCCGTGCCTAGAAACAGTTTGCTGTGGTGGGAACAGCACCTTTATGACAATGTTGGGGAGAATAAAACGCCGATTGGGGCGCATAATATCCGAAATTCAACCAAAGTTCCGCTTTAATAGAACAATTGTGACACTAGTATGGAAATTTTGCGAATCTCATGCCAGAATTGTGGTACTATGTTCCCAACCGAGGACGGAAAAATGCCTCGGCGGGGTGCAATCTGCTTTAAATGCCATCTTCGTACCGTAAATCTGGGTTTTACCCACGGTAAAGACAATTTTCATGGTCCCACTATCAAGGAGCGTCAGGATAAGATTCTTTCTGATGCTCGTGGGGCGGGTATTAATGCGGTTCCTGCTTCGGAGTATGGGTTCTGATGGATTGGCTGGTGCCTATTGCCGTGGCTGTGATTGGTGGACCCGTTGTGGTCCTGTTGCAGCAGTTGCGTAGGGAAAACACTAGCCAACACGCAGAGTCCCGAGGGATTTTGACGCATATTTTGGATAAGGTTGAAAAGGTTGACGATAAATTGGATAAGCATATTCAGGAAGGACATAAATAATGTTTACTAGGTCTAAGGTTCGTGCGCTTGTTCGTGCGGTTGTGGTTGTGGCTACTGCGTGGGGTTTTGATTTTTCTGCGGAGCAGGTTGCGGCTATTCAGGTGGCAGTTGAGGCTGTTCTTCAGGTTGTTTTCAAGGACGAGAAGTAATGGCTACTAGAAAACCTAAATCCCCAATTGATGATGTTGTAAAATGGCTTGCTAAAGAAGCGCGTGGAACAAAAGGTTTTAGTCCTGCTGATGTAAAAAAAATTAAACGGTTTGCCCGTGGTATCGGCTATAACGATGTTTACGAAAAAAAGGTTGCTCCAGTTATTGCTAAAAAGGCTAAAATGCCCACTAGCAAGAAAAAGGTGCCAGACCGTGTTGCGCGACATTTGGAGTTTATGTCGGATAAGCGGCAAGATAAAAAGGCTCGCGTTTTTGGTGATTATCCTAATCCCCACGAATATTTTGGTGTCGGTGGTCGCGCCCCTACACGCTCCACCCAGAGAGAACTTAACAAAAAATTTGATGCTGCTTGGAAAGAAGAACAAGCAATTGGTCGTGCGAATGCCCGTAAAGCAAGGCAAGGCAGCCAACTGAATAATTATAAAAGTTCTAAACCAACCAAAAAGCAGGCTGCTGCTCGTAAGGCTGCACAGGAAAGAAGTAAAAAGAAGTAATGGCTAGGAAAACGCAGGCGGATAAACTTAAAGAGTACCGTCAACACATTGAAGCGTCCAAGAAGTGGCGCAAAGAGGAAGGGTTTGACGCTGATTGGCGGCGTTTCCTAGACCTTTACAAGGGCAAGCATTATGACCAGTATTCCGACACCGATAGGATGCTGATTAACATTTGTTTCTCTACTGTCAATGTTATTGCCCCTGCTGTTGCGGTTAACTATCCGAAGATTACGGTTAATGCTGTCAGCCCCGACAATGCCGCTAATGCGGTCATTGCCGAGGCGGTTGTTAACTATTGGTGGCGTTTCAAGGATATTCGTTCCGAGTTCCGCCGCGCAGTCAAGGACCTGCTTATTTTTGGTCATGGCTGGATTAAGACGGGTTACCGTTTTGTTGAGGAAGAAGAACTTGGCGGATATGATGACGGGGACATTTCGGACCCCGTGTCGGGTGGCGAGGTGGCTACTACCACTGTTGTCACTCAGGATGCGCCGTTTGCGGAGCGTGTGTCCCCGTTTGATATTTTTGTTGACCCTGACGCAACCAGTATGCATGATATCAAGTGGATTGCCCAGCGTATTCGCCGTCCCATTGCGGAAGTGAAGGCTGATAAGCGTTACTCCAAGGCTGCGCGCGAGGATGTTCAGGTTATGGCTGTTGCCCGCTACAGCGATGACCCGTCCCGCCGCAAGGTGTATGACAAGAATTATGGTTATGCCGAGGTGTGGGAATACTATTGTGTCACTTCTAGGACGATGTGTGTTTTCACCGAGAACGGTGAAAACTTCCTGATTAAGCCGATGCGGATGCCGTATGCTTTTGGTCATCCTTTTAGTATGTTGCGTAACTATGATGTTCCTGACCAGTTTTATCCGATTGGTGACCTTGAGCAGATTGAACCGCTTCAGCGGGAACTGAATGAGACCCGTTCGCAGATGATGAACCATCGTAAGCGGTTTGCGCGAAAGTATCTCTATAAGGAGTCGGCGTTTGACCAGTATGGTCGTTCTAGTTTGGAGTCGGACGAGGACAATGTGATGGTTCCTGTGGTGTCTGATGAGCCGCTTGGGTCGGTTGTTGCACCGTTCCCAGCGGTTATCAACCCGCCCGAGTTTTATGACCAGTCCAACCTGATTATCAACGACATTGAGCGTATTACGGGTCTGCCCGAGTTTATGACGGGTGGACTTCCCGAGATTCGCCGTACCGCCACCGAGGTTTCCGCTATTCAGGATGCCGCCAACGCCCGCACTGCGGACAAGTTGGCAATTGTGGAAATTTCCATTTCGGAAGTTGCCCGCCGTCTTGTTATGCTGGCTCAGCAGTATATGACTGGGGAGCAGGTTGCCCGCCTGATTGGCAAGGACGGGGAGCCTGTGTGGGTTAACTTTGACCGCGAGTATCTTGAGGGCGAGTTTGACTTTGAGGTTGTTGGCGGGTCCACCCAGCCCCACAACGAGGCTGTGCGCCGTCAGACCGCCCTTCAGGTGGTTGATGCTATGGCACCGTTTGCTGGGGCTGGAATTGTTAATATGCAGGAACTTGCGGCATATGTTCTTCAGTTCGGGTTTAATGTTAAGAACCCCGAGAAGTTCTTGTCCGCGCCTCCTGCCCCTATGCCTGAGCAGGGTCAGATGCCTCCCGAGCAGGAAATGCCGATGGGGGCAGAGGGCGGTATGCCGCCTATGCCCCCGATGGTTTAGAACAACTTTTATATATATAGAGCAACCGTCTAGGACTCTAGGAGAAAATTTTTATGAGCGAAGATATCGCACCCTCTGTTGATGCGGAACCCACTGTTGGGTCACCCGATTCCAGCGAGGTTACTACAGCATCGGATTCATCCATTCTGGACCTTGACCAGTATTCCTCGTATGAGGTGCCAGTCAAGATTGATGGTGAGGAACTGAGAGTTCCGCTTTCTGAGGCTATTGCTGGTTATCAGCGTCAGGCGGATTATACCCGCAAGACGCAGGAGTTGTCGGAGCAGAAGCAGGCACTTCAGTTTGCTGCTACTCTACAGACGGCTCTTGAGAACAATCCAGCCGCTACGATTGACCTGCTTTCTAAGCATTACGGCATCAGCCGTGCTGAGGCGCAGGACATGGTGGATTCTATGGACTCCTACGAGGACATGGACCCAGTGGAGCGGCGGATGCGTGAACTGGACCAGCGTATCGCCCAGTTTGAGGAGTATCAGTCTCAGCAGCAGATTGAGCGAGAGATTTCTCGTCTTAAGTCCACATATGACGATTTTGATGCCAATGAGGTTGTCCAGACCGCTTTGCGGACTGGCATAGCCGATTTGGAGGCTGTTTACAAGCAGATTGCTTTTGATAAGTTTATGAAGCAGAAAGACTTGGAGCGTAAAGCCGCTGAAACGCAACAGGCGAAGGAACAGCAGGTTCTTGAGTCTAAGCGTCAGGCGGCGGTTGTTGAAGGTGGCAGTTCTGCCACCGCCAACACTACGACAGATTCTTTTGAGCCGATTACGAGTCTGAGTGAGGCTTGGGCTGCCGCCAAGCGTTCCATGAACGCAAACTTTTAATATCCAAACATTTACCTAAGGAGAAAATAAAATGGCTGGAAACCCCAATTTTGATGCACTGCTCTCAACGACAATTGCGAACTACCGCGACCAGTTGACGGACAATGTGTTCACGGCTCGCCCGCTGACCTACCACCTGATGAGCAACGGTCGTATCCGTATGCTTAATGGCGGTACGAAGATTGTTGAGCCGCTCATCTACGGTCAGAACAGCACCGTGAAGTCCTACTCGGGTTACGACACCATCTCGCTGACCCCGCAGGACGGCATCTCTGCCGCCGAGTACGAGTGGAAGCAGTACGCTGCCTCTATCGCAATCTCGGGTATTGAGGAGGCAAAGAACAACGGTGAGCAGGAAGTCATCAACCTGCTTGAGGCGAAAATCATGCAGGCTGAGGAGTCGCTCCGCGAGGGCTTCAACCAGATGTTCTTCGCTGACGGCACTGGCAACGGTGGCAAGGACTGGAACGGTCTTGGCAACCTCGTTGAGGCTGGCAACACCGTTGGCGGCATTAACGCCCTCACCGACACTTGGTGGAAGTCCTATGAGGAGAACACCGCTGGTGCGCTTACGCTGGCTCAGATGGCGACTGCATACAACTCGGTGTCGGTTGGTAACGACCACCCCGATATGCTGCTCACCACTCAGACCCTGTTTGAGAAGTACGAGTCGCTGCTTCAGCCGCAACTGCGTTACACGGACACCAAGACCGCTGATGCGGGCTTCCAGAACCTCCTGTTCAAGGCTGCCCCCGTCACCTATGATGTCCACGCACCCGTTGGAACGATGTTCTTCATCAACTCCAAGTACCTGACGCTGGTCGGTCACTCTGGCAAGTGGTTTGAGAACACCCCGTTTGTGCGTCCTGAGAACATGGATGCCCGCTACGCACTCATCATGTGCTACGGCAACCTGACCATCAGGAACCGTGCCAAGCAGGGCAAACTGACGGCTAAGACTGCCTGATAGTTTGCAGTTTGATGGGGGGCGGGATTCGTCCCGCCCCCCATTTCTGTTAACACAACATAAAGGAAAAACAAAATGCCGAAAAAGAGAAACCCTTTTGATGATAGACTTAATCCGATGCCGCGTCCCGGCATGGCGATTAAGAAGGCTGTGGCTGGTCAGGCACTGAAAAAGAAGGCTGCCGCCAAGTCTGCTGTCCGCAAAAAGGGTTACCGCTGATGGCTACTAGGAAGCGTAAACCAGCAATTGAACGCCCCCAAGGTGTTATTGACGATGTTCTGAGTGCAACTCTGCGTTTTGCGGGACGCAAAATCGCAAAGTCCCCCAAGAAGGGCGCACAGAAAACAGCCCAGAAAGCGTTTGACAAGGCATACCGTCACGAGGTTGCCACCATTACTGGTATGCGGGCAGGCAAACTTAAGGGTTCGTCTAGTTCTAAAAATGCTCTTGAGCGTCTTGAGAAACTGAACACCAAGGAGTCTGTTGCTCTTGCCAAGAGTGCCGCAAAGGGTTATAGCAAGTATCCCGCTAAGAAGATTGATAAGATGAGAACCCAGCAGCGCGCGCTTAGAAACTATGGAATTACCGATATTCGTGATTATGAAAAGGCTATTTCCATGCCGCAAGCCTCGTCTAAGCGCGGCAAGCAGATTATGGGAACCAAGAAGTCAAAGAAGAAGTAAGGAACACTGATATGGCTACTAGGAAGCGTAAACCCGCCATTGAAAAACCTGAAGGTTTTATTGACGACATTGTTGTTCCAGTTGTCAAAAAGGTCATGCGTGGACAGAAGCAAAAAAAGACTTTGGGTAAAATTGCTTCGGGACTTGACAAGAAGTCAACCAAGGCTGGCGAAAAAATGTACAGCAAGGCTCAGTCAAAGGTTGACAAGGGTTCTTATCAGCGTCTACTGAATAGTCCCACTGTCACTTCTCGTGGTATCCGTAAGCAGGCTAAAAAGAATTGGTCTTATGCTGAGGTGGCGGATGCTATTCGTGCTGGTAAAAGCACCAGAGGTGTTGCTCGCAAAACCAAAAAAATTGCGCCTAAGCAGGTGGAGAATCCTGTTTATCGTTCTAGGAAATGGGGTTAATTGTGGCTAAGAAACCACAGCCCGCATGGACAGATGATGCGGCAAAAAAACTGGTGAATATCATCAAAAATGCGATGGATTCTGGGCGTTCGTCCAAGCGTGAGCAGGCGGCTCGTGTTGTCGGTAAGGCAACGAAGCAGGCTACGAAGCAGGGCAATAAGTCTGGACGCAAAATCATCAAAGAAGGTTATGCTGCTAAACTTAGAGCCGAGGGTGAGGCGCGTGACGCGGCTTCCCAGATTGCTGCTAAGGCGCGTAAAGAGCGTCTTGTAAAGCAGCATAGCCGTACCGTTAATGCACAGCAGTTGGGTGAGGCTGCTGGTCGTAAGGGCAGTAAACTGAAGGGCGGTAAGGAGATTCCGATGTCCAAGCAGCGTATTGCGGAGGTTGAGCGTCAGGGTTCTGTTGCTGGTTCTCAGCGCGCCAAGGGTAACGCAAAGAGGGCTGCGGAGCAGCAGGATTTGCGTGACAAGATTAAGAACACCAAGAATGCGTCTGACAAGTTGCGGTTGCGCCGCCAACTGCGGGCGCATGAGGAAAAGCATGGAAGGTTTGGCAGTTAATGGCTGCAAAGAAGAAGGCTGTTTCCCGTAAACCCAAGGGTTGGAGTGACGCTTTTGAGGATGTAATTCCGTTTTGGGATGAGGGACGCAAGAAGGGTCCCGCTAAAAAGGTTGTGACGAAATCTCTTAAGGGTGTTAAAAACGCTGGGGTTACAACTAGGAAAACTGCTAAGACGGGTTCTATTGCGGCTTTTGGTGACCCCTCCAAGGGGTGGAAGGATGTCGCTTTTAATAGTGCTACTTGGCTTTTGCCTTATGGTACGGCGTTTAAGGCTGTTGATAAAAGCATTAAGGGTGTTAAGGCTGTTCAGGCTGCCAAGGGTGCTGCCAAGGGTGCTAAGGGTGCTAAGAAGGTTGTTAAGGCTGTTAAGGCTGGTTCTAAGGCGGCTGGTAAGCGTACTGTTCGTGGTGCGGCTAAGGGTGCGATTCTTGCTGGTGGCATAACTGCCACCGACAAGGCTTATAGTAAAGTGAATAAGAGGAAGTAATGGCTAGGGTGCGTGGTGGTGGCGGTGCAGCGGATGATTTGCTGAAACTGCTTTTAGGTATGTGGGGCGATGATGCCGCCAAGGCTGGAGCCAAGGCGGCTAAAAAGGCTAAGGCACCTGCCAAGGCACCTGCGAAGAAAGCCGCTAAGGCTCCCGCAAAGAAGGCGAGCAAGGCTCCCGCCAAGAAGCAGCCTCCGCGCAAGTCGGCTGGTCCTGTTCGTAGGGCGGAGGACGCGCCGAGTGTGGGTTGGATGAGTCAGCAGGCTCCCACCACAAAGGGTCCTAGGGGTAACCCCGAGCGTCCCCGCAAGACTCGGGAGCAGTGGCTTGAATCACAGGCTAACAAGCGTTTGCGTAGGGAGGGTAATACTCCGCCTCGTAGTCCTGAGCGTGATGCGCGGGTTGGTGAGGCACCGAATATTCCGCGTGTTCCGAAGCGTTCTAAGTCTAAGCCTAGGGGTCGTCGTTCTGATTATGAGGCGGATAAGTCTAAGGCGGAAATTGCTGAGGATAAGCGCAGGTTCCGTGGGACTCGTCCTGCTCCTTCTCGCAAGCCGAAGGGTGGCGGCAAGAAGTAGAACAGATACCATATTTATATGAGTATTTCTGGTTCTGTCCCCGCACATTCGTATTATGGAACGCCTGTTGGCGGCAAGCGTCTTGCCGCCGTGGATGGTTCACGCCTTGCTGCTGCTTCTGGTCCTTATATTGGTCGGGGAAACAAGTGTTCCGCCAAGGATGACACTTGTGAGGGAAATCGTGTCAAGGATGAGGTTTTTTGTGCTGGGCATCTGAGGTCTGCCCGCAAGGACAATACTGTGGCTGTGGAGGTGGCTGATGGCGTATAGCACTATGACGGCTGCCGATATTCGGACAGCCGTTCGGGGTATTGTGGATTTGGATACCGATGATTTGTCGGATTCTTTGCTGAACCTGTATATCAGGGATGGCTATTATCGTATTTTGGATACGGAGAAGCGTTGGTCGTTTCTTGAGTATTCGTTTTCTTTTACTACTCAGACTGGGGTTCGGGCGTATTCGTTTGAGACGATAACGACCGAACCGATGTCTCAGATTGTCAGCATTGTGGATAACCGTGGTGTTGGTTACCGTCTTGATATGCTGGGGTATGACGAGGCTGAGCAGACCTATTCTGGTTCGTATGATGTTAATGGTGACCCCCTGTTTTATGCGGTGTGGGCTGAGCAGATTCACCTGTACCCTAAGCCGAACAACTCTCGGGTGCTGACTTGCCGTGGCTATAGGGAGCCGCTGGATTGGCAGACGGAGGGTGGCGAGGTTGACGCTATTCCGAGTCTGCATTTTCCGCTGGTTTACTATGCGGTGTCTCGCGTGTATCAGCAACTTGAGGATACCGACATGGCTATGATTTATAAGTCTGCTTTTGATGAGGGTGTGGCACTGGCTGTGAAGAACGCACAGATTCCGAACAGTCATATGCCCCTCAGGTTGTCCACTGCTCGGACTGCCACTCGTCCGACCTATAAGGGGTGGTTGGAGTCTTTGGGTCGCAACCAGTGGGGTTAAACGGTGGCGATGCAGATTTATGAGCAGAAGGATTTTACTGGTGGTCTGAACTTGCGTTCTGACCAGTTTCAGTTGTCCGATAACGAGTCTCCTGAGATGCTGAATGTTGAGGTTGACCCGCGTGGCGGTGTTTTTTCTCGGGGTGGTATGGAGCGTATTCATTCTGTGAATATTGCTGGTACTTGGTCTCCGCAGAAGTTGACACCATTTTATGGTGCCAACACGAATTTGATGTTGGCTAATCACCAGCGTGTTCAGCGTTGGGTTCCCGCTTCTAACACTTTTACTAATTTGGAGTTTTCTGCTGGTAACCCTATTGCGGCAAACGGGCTGCATGGTGCCTGTTTTGCCCCTTGGGGTGACACATTGTATATTGCTACTGGTACTGGTGGTGCGGCTGGTGCTACCTATAAGTGGAATGGTGCCACCACATACGCTACGGCGTTGGGTGGCATTGTTCTGAACTCGGATTGGTTGGCGGGGACAAACGACAAGTTCCCGCAGGCTGAACATATTATTGTTCATACGAACAAAATGTTTGCCGCGAATGTTGTTACGGAGGGTGTGTATCACCGCAACCGAGTGCATTTTTCTCAG